TGGGGGCTATCATTTTAGAAATGTTTGGCAAGACGGGTGGCGAGTTGTGAGCGATGTTGTTATTTATGACGATGGGGGTTTTTTTGACGAGGCGGGCACGCGCATAATGCCGTCCTCAAAAAAGCCAGAAAATCCGGCGCAGCCAGTAGATCCGGCGGAGGAAGCAAGAAAGCAGCAGGCCGCCGCAAATGCTGCTCGCAAAGCCGAGTTTGAAAAAATTTATGGTGAGGCTTCCGGGTTTCTTGGTCAAACGGCTGTTGGAGTTGGTCGCGGCAAAGAGGTTGGCGGACAGGCGTATGCGGATGAACTAAAAGATTTGTTGGTTAGTGGTCGCGCTACTGCCGAAGATGCTATTGCGGCCCTAAAAACCCTTCGTTTAGAAGCAATGGCTTCTAATTATCCAACTTACAAACAGAATCCAGACGGCACTTATACAGACACCAACACTGGCAAAAAAGAAGACGAAGATAAATCAGAGGAGCAAGGGGATGCCCGCATGACCCTAAAGGCTATTTTGTCGGAGTTTGGGCTTGAAGAAATGGCGGATTATTTATACAAAGAGGTTGTGGGCGGTCGCGTCAATATTCAAGATAGGGCCGCAATATTTTATGCTATTCGCGATACAGATTCTTATAAGAAAAGATTTGCGGCCAATGCCCGCAGAAAGGCCGCTGGGTTGCAAGAGCTTGACCCGTATTCGTATATTCGAGTTGAAAAAGAATATCGAGAAACGCTGCGAACCATGGGTTTGCCAATTGATTTTGTAGATTACGCAGACCTTATTGCTGGCGATGTATCAAATCTTGAACTTAAAGAGCGCATCGAGGACGGGTATAGGGCCGTTTCTGAAGCTGACCCAGAAACCAAAAATGCTTTGCGCAGGATTTATGGGGTTAGTGAGAGCGGGATGGCCGCTTATTTCTTGGACCCAAAGCGTGGTTTGACAGAACTTAAAAAGCAAGCAGAGGCGTCTAAGGTTGCTGGGGCGGGTTTTACTGGATTAGGAATTACTTTAGGAAAAACTGAGGCTGAAAATGTTTTGGCTATGGGTTATACATCAGGTCAAGCTCGAGCGAAATTTGCTTCGGAGGGCGCGTTTCGCGGCCTATATCAAGAACAGGGGACGGAAGAAGCCCTTTCTGTCTCCGAAAAGGTTGGTGCGGCAGTCGGTTATGATCCGGTTGCTGCTCAAAAGCTTGAGCGCAGGAAGCTGCTCCGCAAAGCGCAATTCCTAGGTGGCGGCAGATTTACGGCCACTACTGGCGCTACTTCTGGCACCGCAGAAACTGGTGTTGGTTCAGCCCAATAATCCTTGACAGGGTTGGGGGCGTGTGTAAAATGAAGGTGTCCCCACCGGGGATACCTTCTGGACCCCCCGATCCTGAAGTGAATATAAGGGTGAGATTGCAGCCATCTGGTTCCTCCGACTAGGTGTGGGCAGAACGGAGAGGGTCATGTCAGACCAAAACCTCGAAGATTACGAGGATGACGCACAGGATACGCAGGGTCATCGAAACCCAGTTCGCGCAAGAATGCGCCAGCTGGAAGAAGAGATCAAGCAGACCAGGGATCAACTGGCTGCAGCCCAAGGCGCCCAACGCGAACTTGCTTTTGTGAAGGCGGGAGTTGACCTCAACGCCCCCATCTCAAAGTATTTTGTTAAGGGCTATGAGGGCGAGCTGACACCTGAGGCAATTCGTTCGGCTGCCGAAGAGGCAAATCTCATCCCGAGACAAGAAACGCCGACGGATAACAAGCCAGAGCAACAGGCTTGGGACCGTCTGCAGAAGCTTTCTAAGCGTGCCGAATCAACGGAGCCTCCGGTTGATTGGACCCAGCGTATTAATAATGCGAAATCCGCCGAAGAGGTTCAGGCCCTGCTGGCCCAAGCAAGACAAGAAGCACAGAACCTCTAACCCCAGGAAGTACCTGGGGAGAAAGACCCCAGGTAATTTCTAATGGCATACGTTGAGGCAAGTTCGCTCTCAACCGACCAGGCGGCATTCGACCGGCTCGCATACTTTGCGCTCCGCTCCGAGCTGCTTTTCGACCAGGTAGCGGATGTTATGCCGACTGCCCAGGCGATGCCCGGTACGAGCGTAACCTTCACAATTTTCAACGACATCGCTGCCGCGACCACGGCCTTGACCGAGACTTCGGATGTCACTCCGGTGACAATGTCCGACAGCCAGGTCACGGTGACCCTGGCCGAGTACGGCAACGCTGTCAACACGACCGCCAAGCTGCGTGGCACGTCCTTCCTGGATGTGGACGCGGTGGCCGCAAACGTGATCGGCTACAACGCTGGTATCTCCATCGACAGCATTGTTCGCGATGTGCTCGCGGCTGGCACCAACGTCGTCTACGGCGGTGGCGGTGCCACCGACCCGGCGGGCCGCACCACCGTGCAGACCGAAGACGTGATCGAGGCCAACGACATTCGTAAGCTGGTGGCTGCCCTGCGTGGCGCTAACGCGGTGTCGTTTAATGGCATGTATATGGCGTTCATTCACCCGGACGTGTCCTACGACCTGCGCCGAGAGACCGGTGCTGCTGCGTGGCGTGACCCGCACGTGTATTCGGACCCTGCCGGTATCTATACCGGTGAGATTGGCGCCTTTGAAGGTGCTCGTTTCATTGAGACTCCGCGCGGCAAGATCTTCGAGAATGCCTCGAACGGTTCTGGTTCGGCGGGCACCATCGACGTTTATGCGACCCTGGTTATGGGTCGGCAATCGCTGGCCAAGGCGCACTCGATTGTGGACGGCAATGGTCCGTTCCCGCGCGTCGTCCGCGGCCCGATTGTGGACGTGCTCGAAAGGTTCCACCCGATGGGCTGGTACTGGTTCGGCGGCTACGGGCGCTTCCGCGAGGCGTCGCTCCGTCGCATCGAGTCTGCGTCAAGCATCGGTGCCAACTCCTAACCAGAGTTAGCTAATGGTGGCGGGGGCGGGCCGTATCCCCTCGGCCCGCCCCCTCTGCTATATTCAGTACTCGAGGTACTCATGAGCATTTCTAACTATGCCGAGGTTGCGCTGCTTGATACACTGCGAAACACCTCGTTTTCCGTTTCCACCGTGTACGCTAAGTTGCACACCGGTGACCCCGGTGAGACTGGGGCCAACAATGCCGCCGCCGAAACAACCCGCAAGTTGGTTTACTTTTCTGCGGCTTCTTCTGGCTCGATGGCAACGTCTGCTACGATTGAGTGGACGAACGTTTCAACAACCGAGACATATACTCATTGGTCGCTGTGGGATGCGTCCTCTGGCGGTAACTGTCTGTGGACTGGCGCGCTCAACGCTTCGGCTGCCGTGACGGCAGGTGACACCTTCCAGATTACGTCGCTAACCCTTACGCTCGACTAGGTGAGGTAGCCGCGTGGCTACTGGCGTACTTGATTTTAACGAGGGGTTTTTCGACACCGCCGGGTTTCGCTCAACCGAGGAAATTAAGGGTCCAAGTTATTACAGCAGCGAACGCCAAACGGCGTTTAGCCTTAAGTTCTTTCAGTCAGCAACACCATTCTACCTTGGCCCAATCGTTGCCGTTGCAACGGGTTCGGGACTGGGAACAGAATCGGCTATTGGCGACGTTATTGCTATCTTTCAACGCGAGGGTGTCGGCGCCGGGACGGGTGCTGGGTCCGCCATCGGTTTGCGCACCGTGTCAAGAACCGGGACGGGCAACGGCGCAGGCAGCAGCGCAGCCAGCTCCAACCCTGTTAGTCAACGTACGGGCACGGGCAGCGGCGTTGGGGCAGGCACCAGCACGCGGCTCTTGGTGGCAAAAAGGACGGCAACAGGGTCTGGTGTTGGTTCTGGAACGGCAAGCGGCTTGGAATTGTTGCCACGAACCGCGACTGGCTCTGGTGGAGCTACCGCCGGTTCAACGGCCGTGGGGATTCGCGTTGTGCCGCGCACGGGAGCCGGGTCGGGAACAGGCGATCAATCAGCTGTCAAGGACCAGCTGTATCTATTTAGGACGCCAACCGACAATAGGGTCCAATGGGCTAGATTTGACGGAGAGGGGCTAGACCACGCTTTGTTCAAGTTTTATACTCCCGGAGCCAGGGGCAGAAACGTGTATAAACTGACCGACGGAACTTGGACGGAAAACGAACAAAAAGACATGACTCTTGTTTCCGTTGTTTACCATGGGGGGCATGATATTCTTGTTGACGCCACAACGCGGGCCGATCTAGAGTCAGCCGGGTATGGAGATTACGTTTCATGAGCATTCAACGAGAGCTTGCAAGACTTGCGGGTACCCCGGGGGCGGAAGCCCAAAAGGCGGCGAACACGATTGCTGGGACTACTGGCAAAGAACTCTTGGGTGCTTTGAACGTAAAGGCCGGGACGAGCGGACTGGAGATTAACCGTGTCTGTCGCGTTTTGGCTGATTCTTATAGTGGCAATTCTGGTCTCGACGCTGTTGGGGCTTTGGCTTCTATTTCCTCCTTCTAGGGAGGAAGAGGGGAATGAAACATGCTGAAGTACATCCGACGTTGGACATCGAGGGTTGTTGGAGGTGCAAGATTTCTTCAATTACGTTTGGGGCAAATGCTTTCCCTACCAGACGTACCGCCATTAACGAAACCAACGCAAAAGAGCGAGTCCTTTCAAAAGATCTTGACGCGTACAAAAGGCTCAGGCAAGACGGCGTCCAGCCGCAAAACATCGACGGGTCGGCCCGCCTCGAAGCGCGTGCCGAAACAAAAGACCAGATAGAGCACGGGAGGATTCATGAGTTACACAAAGCCCGAACTTCGGGAGCGTATTAAGAATCGAATTATGGCTGGCTCAAGGGGGGGTAAGCCCGGTCAGTGGTCTGCGCGCAAAGCACAGCTGCTTGCCGCAGAATATGAGAAGGCTGGCGGCGGTTACAGGGGAGGCAAGACAAAGTCCCAAAAAAGTTTGTCTAAGTGGAGTGGAGAAAAGTGGCGTACGTCTGACCGCAAGCCCGCTATCCGCGAGGGCGGCACGCGCCGCTATTTGCCAGATAGGGCCTGGAACAAGTTGTCTCCAAGCGAAAAGGCTGCCACAAATAAGAAGAAGATGGAGGGCTCCCGCAAGGGCAGGCAGTTTGTTTCAAATACACCGGCAGCCAAAAGAGCTGGCCGAGAAGCCAGGAGGGGTAAGTGACCGTTAAATACCGAGGGGAAACTTTTTCTGGTTACAACAAACCGAAGAGGACGCCCAACGCAAGTAAGTCCCATGCGGTTTTGGCCAAGCAGGGAAGCCGAGTCAAACTTATTCGCTTTGGCCAGCAGGGGGTCCAGGGGTCTCCCAAGAAGAAAGGAGAGTCCGCCGCCTACCGAAAACGTCGCGAGTCGTTCAAGGCCCGCCATGCCAAGAACATTGCAAAAGGCAAGATGTCAGCAGCCTATTGGGCTGACAGAGTAAAGTGGTAATCTAATACACGAGACAGGAGAAAATAATGCCTAAGGTTGGTAAGAAAGAGTTTTCGTACGGCAAGAAGGGAATGGCCGAAGCGAAGGCTTACGCTAAGAAGACTGGCAAGCCCATGAAGATGGGAAAGGGCAAGTCTAAGAAGAAGTAATGACTACAGCGGGCACGCTCTTAACGCGGGCTGCCCGCCAGTTGTTGTCGGGGACCGTTGAAGAACGGAACAAGCTGGCGGCATCCTTTACGTCCAACGACACATCGTTGACGTTTTCTTATGACATTGGTGGCATTCGTGCCGGATCTGTCATTGAGATTGAATCAGAGCTGTGCTACGTGTGGGAAGCTAACGCTTCCACGAAGACGGCTGTTGTTGAACGGGGGCACCTGGGGTCGACGGCTGCCGCGCACACCTCCGGCACGGTGGTGACGGTTGGCTCCAGGTTCCCTAGGTCCCAAATGTTTGATATGTTGAATGCGGAGCTTGACGACCTGTCATCGTCGGTTAACGGCCTGTTTCGTGTTGTTGCTTTAAATGTTGAATACAACGGGTCGGACAGGCAAATTGACGTTACTGGCGCTACAAGCATTTTGGAATTAATAGATGTTCGATTGCGGTATTTGGAGGACGATTTTCCCCATATTCGCGGAGTTCGTCTGCAAAGAGACATGCCGACCGCCGACTTTGCTTCCGGGTTTTCTGTTGTGTTTAATGAGGCCGTAATGGCAGGCACCCTGCGCATTCGGTACAAGGCCCCGTTTGTGCGGGCCGCCTCCGAATCTTCGGATCTAACAAACTACTGTTATTTGCCAGCCACGTGTGAAGACATTGTTGAAACCGGCGTTATGGTTCGGATGATGAACGCAAGAGAAATTAAACGCAATTTTATTGAGTCCCAGTCAGATACTCGAAGACCTGAAGAAGTGCCGCCGCGCGCAATTCAAGAGTCCGCCGCAAATCTTCAACGGTTGCGCCGCGAAAGGATTATTGCGGAAGCTGCGCGGCTAAAGGCGCAATATCCGCAACAGTTTAGGCGGTAGCCAATGGCTACCATTCTTGACTTTTCGTCGCCGTTTTTTCCGTCAACCGGCTACTACTCCGGCACCGGATCAACCGCCCTAGTACCAGATCTTTACCCAATTGCGATTAACGGCAGACCCTACATTATTGATGTTCGCGCAGGAACATATGCGCGCAGATATGATCTTCGCGTTCGCGACTCGGTTGACCAGTCAACGGAACCAGGCGAGGCTGCTTTAAACCCGCAAGGTTTGTGGCGGCGCACGCAATCGTCGTGGCACTATGGGGCGGGTCAAGAATACGCAGATGCAAACGATTCAGAAGCCTACCGGTTTAACACGAGCAAGGGCATTGACCCTTGGGACAAAGGCACTTTAAAGCTGCAGAAAGAAGCCGCGCTGGTTTTAGATTCAGCAAATACAAATTTGTATCTTGCTACCGCGGACACCAGGCTTTACGTGTCAGACGGCCAAGAACTAAAGTATACAACAGATTTGTCTACGTTTAGCACGGTTACTGGTACTAACGCCTCTAACATTTATTCGCTTGCATCCGACGGATACAACGTGTTTGTTTCTTACGCCGATGGAGACATTGATCAAACAACATCAACCGCGTCAACCGCATCTGATTACATTACGGGCATTGAAGCGGGGAAGATGGCATACGTCAAGGGCCGCCTCATGGTAGCGGGGCAGGGAGCAGACAAGCACAGAATCTGGAATATCACCACCCAGCCCACTTCGTCGGCCCACAACCCCAGCGCTTTGTTTTCGCACCCAAACACAAACTTTGAGTGGCATGGGTTTGCTGCTGGACAAAACTACATTTATTGCGGCGGTTACGCAGGCAACAAGACGATCATTTACAAAACCCAAATTAAAGCTGATGGAACAGCGCTTGACATTCCAACCGTGGCGGGCGAACTGCCGTTCGGTGAAATTATTGTAACTATTCACGGATACATTGGTTACATTATTATTGGGCTTGAAGACGGTTTCAGATTTTGCTCTTCGGACGATGACGGCAATCTTGTAATTGGGCCAAAGGTAACGACCGGATGTGCGGTTCAAGAATTTGCTGGGGTTGGTAAATACATCTATTTTGGTTGGAAAAATTTTGATGCAACATCGACCGGCATTGGGCGTATGGACATTTCAGTGTTTATCTCAACAAATCAACCAGCCTATGCATCGGACTTAATGGCTGACGGGCAGGGTTCAATTCTTGACGTTCACGAATACGACAACAGCCCAATTTTCACGGTGTCAGGGTTGGGTTTGTACAAACAGCACGCCACCGATTACGTGTCCTCGGGTTATATTGAAACAGGAATTTATAGGTGGGGTATTGCTGACGCCAAGTTTATCCCTAAATACGACATTAGG